ACGACATGATCTCCTTGTCCTCTGGGATTGATTCACTCGACCAGCTCAGGGCCGAGGTTTGCCGCATTCCGCTAAAACGCAACAATAATGGTAAGATACAGATCATGAGCAAGATCGAGATGGCGAAGAAACCTTATCAGCTTCCATCTCCCAACATGGGCGACTCTCTCATGATGAGTATGTTTTCGCCCAAGGCTAACGCGGCGCAGGCTGTCAAAATCAATTTCAGTGGCTGGGGTAACAGATAATGGCTGACTACGAAAACGGATCAGAGCTGGACTCCGAGAACGACAGCTATGAAAGCGAAGTGGAGAAAGAGGCGGCAGAGGAAGTCTATTCATCCTCCGACAAGTACGATTCCCATGCCGATGTGATGAATATGCTATCCAACGCTCAGATGGCTGACCACGACAATCGCGAGAAGGCGCGGGAGGCCCAGCTATTCATTTCCAAGAGGGACGGGCAGTGGGAGCCGTACTGGTGGAATAACAACATCAACAAGCCCCGCTACACCTTCGACATGACCAGCCCCATTGTTGACCAGATCGCCGGAGAGCTTGAGCAGGCTGACTTCGACGTTGTGGTATCCCCTGCTGGCGGCAGCGCAACAAAGGAGGTTGCTGAGGTCTATGACGGCATCATCCGCAACCTAGAGACTATTTCCAGCGCCTCGACAACCTATGCTGCTGCTGGGCGGATGGCTGTGACTTGCGGCTACGACGCATGGCGTGTTGTGCAGAAGTTCGCCGACGATAACTCTTTTGACCAAGACCTTTTGATTGAACCTATCCATAACGCGATTGACCGCGTGTGGTTTGATCCTGCCTCTCTTATCCAAGACAAGTCAGACGCTCGTTATTGCTTTGTCCTCCACCCTATTGCGACCGATGAATATCGCGCTCGCTGGCCGGAAGGCTCTGGGTCGTCTGTATCAGATGACCGCGAGGGCGATGCCTACTACGACAAGGCCGAGGTCGTGGTAATTGGTGAGCTTTTGTACGTCGAAGAAGAAATGCGAGAGCTTGTCTTGATGTCCAACGGGCAAGTCCACGAGGTCAACGACGACTTTGAGATGATCCGTGATGAACTCGCCATGCTGGGCGTGACCGAGGTTCGACGCAGGGAGCGCAAGTACAAGAAGGTTTGCTCTCGACTTTTTGATGCTAATGGCTGGCTGGAAGATGATCGGGACACGGTATTCTGCTATATCCCTGTCGTTCCTGTATTCGCTAACTTCAAGGTGCTGGAAAACAAGACCATCTACTACGGCGCTGTCGAAAAGCTGATGGATTCCCAGCGTGTTCTTAATTACTCGCTCTCCCGCGAGATCGAGGAAGGCGCTCTGGCTCCACGGGCGAAGTATTGGATGACCATGCAGCAAGCTTCTGGGCATGAGCTTCAGCTTCAAACGCTTAACACCAACGCCGATCCGGTGCAGTTCTACAACCCCGATCCTTCAGTGCAGAATCCGCCTCCGCAAATTGGTGGTGCTCAGATCAACCCAGGACTCAGGAACATCTCCGAGGCCATGCGTGGCGTGATTGGTATGTCTGCTGGGATGTTCGCCTCTAACATGGGCGATAACCCCGGCCTCCAGTCTGGTGTTGCTATTGAACGGCTGCAAAACAAGGGCGACAACGGCACATTTAAGTACTTTAAAGCCCTTGAAATCGCCATTGCCTACACAGGAAAGATTCTTGTCTCGGCTATTCCCAAGGTCTATGACAATCAGCGTCAAATGCGTTTGATGTATCAGGATGGCAGCTTTGAGATGAAGGCAATCAATCAGGAAGTGATTGATATGCAGACGGGGAAAGTAGTGAAAGTAAACGATCTGTCGGTCGGGACGTACGATGTCACCTGCAAGGCTGGCCCGTCATTCCGAAACCGTCAGGAGCAGACTCTTAGAACCATGCTGGAGCTGGCTCAGGTTGACCCGTCATTGCTTCAGTTGGGAGGTGACCTGCTGCTGAAGAACGTGGTCAGTCCGGTTGCAGATGCGCTGGCAGAACGCAGACGCGCTCAGATGATTGCTCAGGGAATCATTCCTGAGAAGCAGATGACCGACGAGGAAAAGCAAGAGCTTGCCATGCGGATGCAGTCTCAGGGTCAGGCACAAGACCCGAACATGGTTCTGGCACAGGCTGAGATGCTCAAGGCTCAGGCCCAGCAGATGCAGGCCCAGAATGATGCGATGAAACTTCAGTTGGAGAACATGAAGCTCCAGATTCAGGCGCAGAACTACGACAACTCCAACGCCAATAGCCAGATTGACGCGCAAATCAAGGCTTTTGACTCTGAGACCAAGCGAATTGACACTCAGATCAAAGCAGAGCAGGCAGGAGCAAGAATCAACCTTGATAACACCTCAGCACTTAGTAAGCAGGTGGATACGCAGATCAAGGTGGCTGAAGCGATGGTTCCACCGTTTATGAGGCAATGACATGGCTGAATCAGCACTCAGAGGGTTAGTCCCTAGACCGCAAGAGATTGTTGCTCCTACACGCTCATGGAATCCGCTTAACCCAGCTTTCCGCGACACTGTTTCAAGTGCAATGTCGAACCTATTGGGATCAAGCAACATCGCTGGCCGCGAAGGTTATGACCGATCACGCTATGCGGATATGCTGACAGGCTCCGTGGACTTTGTTCCAGGCGTTAGCGAGGCAGCTGGTGTTGGTGATGTTCGCAGAGAGGTGAGCAAAGGCAACTACCCTGGCGCTGCTTTGGCTGGTGTTGCGACTGCTTTGGGTGTGGTGCCTGTTATTGGAGATGCGGCGGCTAAGGCTGTTCGTGGGATGGATAGATTTTCACCAAGTATTAATGAGTATGCTAGATCTGCACAAATTGATCCAAGAATACTTCAAGCTGGCTCTGGCTCTCAAATAAGCTCCCCAAGAATTGGCGACTTAGATCGGCTGAGAAATCTCAATATCCAAGCAGGTGAGAATAGGCTCCCTGAAATTCAGTCTTTTAACATAGAGGATTATGAGGGTTACCCCATCATGTCCTCCATGTCAGACAGGGCCGCAGCAGGCGATGTTCTTCTGTCTGTTAACGATATTCCTGTTGGGGTAAACCGCCGTGGCGGCCAGGATTATATGTTTGACCCATTAAATGCTGGCCGGGTATGGGCTTCTGATGCCGCAGTGGTTGCAGGTGGTGGCGATACAAGAATGCAGACGATGGCAGAGAATTTGCGTAAGAGGTACGGCAAAGACCCATTATTTGCTCCTTGGACAATGGCCCCGACAGCCGTGGATTATTCCACTATGGCGGGAGAAACTATGCTCCAATATGCTAAGAACAATATGTCAAAAAGCGCATTGCGTAATCTTGGCAAAGATATAAAAAACATCATCCCTAGCTTTCCCAGCTTTGAATCTGAAAACTTCATTCAAGCTTTCTATTCTGGAAGCGGAGATCAGCGCAAAAAAGTCATTCAATTGATGGATAAAAAGTACAGAGACAAGGGATCACTGACATCTGGAGAGGCTAGGCTTGCCGTCACAGATCCGGGCCAATATCTTGCTGCTGATGGAACATTGCGAAACGTAGGAAGAATTGATACTGCGGCGGGGCCACGGTCAGATAGCCTTCACCCAACTTATAATATGGCATTGTCTGGAGAGGGTCTTGGGAGATTTGATCGCCAGATTCAGGTTTATGAGTTATTTCCGCAAGCTGCCATGCTCTCCGGCATAGACCCAATGAATCCACCTAGGAATGCATTAAGAGCGTTAGAGATGAAGCCATATGCAGGACTTATAACAGAAGATGTAATTAAGGGGATACAAGCCAGGAGAATTCAGCCAGATTGACAAATCTCGCTAAATAGTGGCAGGATAAGCTAAGGCACTCGGCCTACTCCGAGGCGTAGTAAAGAGTACACGACTCCTTTCGTGGCAAATTACCTATAGGGGCAATCATGAGCAATCTGCAACCAGATGACGGCGGCTATTTGATCGAGCAAGAGGAGATCGAGGAGACGCTAGAAGCTGAAGATCAGGAAATTGAGCAGGAGGAAACTCCCGATCCTGATTCGGAATCAGACACCGATAGTGCTAACTCGGCGCACGATAAACCTGTCGAGTTTACTGAGGAACAGCAGCGAATCTTTAACGAGGCCGTAGGGAAGAAGGTATTTAAGCTCCGTGAAAAAGAGCGAGAAGCCGAAGCCCTACGCAAGCGTCTTGAAGAACTTGAGGCAAAGATTCCCCAGCAAGGACGGCCTGTAGTCCCAGAAGCTCCAGACCCGTTTGCACTCTCTGACACAGAGTACAGACAGAAACTGGTGGCGAGGGATCAGGCCATCCGCGAAGCTACTGCATGGGAAGCCCAGCAACAGGCACTGCAATGGCAGCGCCAGCAGGCTGAAATGGAGCAGCAACGCAGACAGCAGGAGAGGCAGCAAGAAGAAGTCAAAGCCTACGCAGAGCGAGCCAGAAAACTTGGTGTCGCTGCCGAGGAACTTCAGGAAGCTGGAACTCTGGTTGCAGGATACGGGATTGACCCAGCACTGGTGGAAATGATTCTCGCCGATGACCACGGGCCACTTCTGACTAAGTATCTTGCTCGGAACCAGTTGGAACTTGAGCGACTTGTGCAGATGCCAGTGACCACGGCGGCTGTGAGACTAGCGACCGAACTTAAAGCCAAAGCTGTTGCCATGAAACCCAAGGTAACTAAAACGCCTGATCCGCTGAACCAGCCACGAAACGCTGGGATCAGCCCGAAGCCGAAAGGCCCGGCAGGTGCCACTTTTGAATAGGAGATGCCAACATGGCTAATAATCTTAGTAGTAACATAACCCGTAAAGTCGCTCGTGTATTTCTCGATAAGTTTGAGTCCAGCCGTGTTCTGACACGCACTGTTGACACTCAGCTTCTGAGTAATCAATTCAACCCGTCTACCGGCTCCACTGTAGACTTCAAGCGTCCCACGGATTACAAGTCCATCCGTACCGCTGGCGGTGACATTTCCGCGTCCACTAAGT